GAGGACTATGCATTCTGCCGCCGTTGGCAGCAGATGGGCGGACGTATTTTCGCCGACGTCACGACGACGCTCGGTCACGTCGGAAACATCCGATTCATGGGCAAACTGGAGGATCGCCTCACAGCATAGTCTGGATACGCCGAGTCACTGAATCGCGACCAGTCATCTCTTCGAGAGCCCGAAGAGCCCGACGCGACTGGATGTGATCGATGACACCTTGGGCCCGGCCACACTCGGTCTGTGCGTACGGCTTTTCGTCAATCTCGAGACTCATACGCTCGGACAACAGCGTCGGCGTCGAAGGCATATACCAGCCACGCTTGACGAGTTCTTTTGCCCGATCGTGGATACGAATGACGTTCATGCAATGGCACGTCGGACCGTTCGACACGTCCCAGATTCGGTGGAAATCTCCGGAGACCGCCATGTCCAACAGCCTCTGCATCGGTGTCGGATGGTGCTTCAGAAACTCTGGAACGTAGCGCAGACCGAGTGCCACGTCACGCTTCATGTAAAACAGGTTGCACGTAAAATCAACCGTCCGCTCGTCACACCAATCTTCAAACGAGCCGTCAAACGACACCACGTCGACGCGAACACGCGTATCACCCTCAACCACGGTACACTTGTGGATGCGCTTGATCCCGGGTGACATGGCACCGTACGTCACGTTGAACCGACGCGAGTCGTGCATCGTCACGTCGAAGCGCGCCCCGAGCGCCCGGATGAAATGAGCCACGTTCGTCTTTCCCCGGCTACAGCAGAGGTCGAGATCTCCAAACCTCTGCTGTTTCCGAACCACCACGTCACGGACGTAGCCACCGAATACCCACATGTCCATGGCAAACGCCATGGCGATAACCTCATTGGCGAGATCGGTCGTCATTCTTCTTGCTCTCAAGGCGCTGCACGCCCTTAGTTGTACATGCGACGCGCCGTCGCACGGTTGATGTTCGGCTGTCCACCCGACTTGATGTGAATACGCACGAAACGGTTCCATGCATTGTTCGTTCCCGCTTGCTGATAGTTCCCGTGCGCCCGTGTAGCAGCCTGGCGAAGACGAGTAAGCTTCATCCTCCGGGCAGCGTCGGGTCGCTGCGCGCGTCGAATCGCCTCCATACGATTTGCATAGAGGGGTGATGAGAGTCGCCCCGTCGTCGGGCTACGCGCATGCTTGACGATGGCGGCACGCCGGCGCACGAGTCTCTTTATCAGTGCGTATTCCTTTTGCTTCGGCGAAGACATTGTGCGTGCATTCCGGCTGGTCGCAGCAAACCGGGCAAGGGTCTTCGGGTCCATATATGGCGTCACGAGACGCATCAGTGCATTGTTGTTATGGCTCATGATGATACTAGCGCATAAAATTCCTCAAGTCGTATATCCTCCCGGAGGTTGACAATCGTACGCAGGTATGTCCGACGGTTGTTCGGGTACGTCTTGTCGGTACGCACCTTGACGACGGACCACCCGAGGTCGCCATAGTCACACTCGACGATCGTGCCGTCCGGAAACTCCCCCTTGTTGAGACGCGTCTCGTGAATGAGACGACCGCGCTCTTGAATGTACAGATCCGCCTTGTTGTACACCTGAAAGTCGATGGTGATACGGTCGCGCGGCTTCCACTTGAACATCGTCTCGTGCGTGCCCGATCGAACGGGCTCGTTCACGGGCGTGAAAATGAACCCGTCCGTCTCGTAGGGGGGCACCTCGAGGTTCCGCATGTCGGCCAGCATGCGCATCTCCTTGACCACCGTCACGAACGGCGATTTGGTCAGGATCGTCTTGACGAGCGCGCGCGCCTTCATGAGCCGCTCGGACAAGGGCATCTGCATGAGCGATTCGCCACGAATCATCATCGCGTCGTGAATCAGAAACACCTGCTTGCCGTCGCTCAGTCGCGTGACGAGCTCGCCATCCAACAAAGTATCCTTCGGTAGCGTGTACGTGTAAAACTGTACAGCAAATGTGCGATCGATGAGCGCGGCACGCTTGACGCCGTCTTGAGTCTCACAGCACGCGAGCAGGTGGCGCACGCCATCCATCTTGTGACATGCGAGGTAGGCAGACTTTTTCAAAAGCGGGAAGTGTTGCCGCTCAATTGAAACAGGCTGAGGACCTGGAAAATACGTCGAGTCGGACGCAAAGCCCCATACCCGATTGACAAACGCCCGGAGAGCCAGGGCTTCGCCCATGTGTGTCTACTTATCTACACGAACGCCCGGTGTCTCTAAGATGTTTCCGATGCACTCGTACGTGTAATGGCAGACAACCTGTGACTTTGTCAGCGCACCCACCTTGACGAGCTTCAAGAGCTGATCAAACATCGACTCGTACGAATCGGTCGGCAGTTTGATGGTCACCTTATCGCCCCGGAGTTTCTTGTCAACCGCCTTCGAGTCCATGGCCCAGACGCGCGCCGACGTCTTGGTCACCTCGTACAGACCGTCGGCCCACTTTTTGCTCACGTCCGTGTCGAACGTGAGGCCACGTTGACACGCAGGCTCCTTCGAACCCGCAGCCGTCTTTCGGCGAAACATTTCCCAGTCGACACCCTCCTTGACCGACGGACACACGAGCACCTTGGTGTCCTTCTCAAACGGATCGCACAGCTTACGCAGACTTTCCTCATCCAAGTTCGTGCCGTAGTCAAACCAGATGATACGCTCGCCCGACTTTATGATTTTGGGAAGGCTGGACATGTCGGTCACGAAATGGACGTCCACGTGCAAACCTTTATGCATGGCGTACATGTGGATGTTCATGAGGGCGTGAAGCGTCGTCGCCGCGATCGACTTGTTACGAGTGACGACACACACGAACATTAGCCTTTTAAGCCTCTACGCCTTTAACTCAATTACAAACGGCTGAACGATACTCGATGCCGGGAGCGTCACCCCCGACGGAATACCACTGACCGTATAGACAACCACGGGTACCGTTGAAATGTACGTTCCAGTGACGACGATGTTTTGGGACAACTGATCGATGGCGACCGATCGACAGTTGACCGTCGCACCGGGGGCCCCAATCTGAACAGCCCATACCGGTGCACCGGCCGACGTGTACTTGACGACGAGGCCGTCGATGGTACCCCGGAGCGCAAGTGTTTGTGTGCCCACCTGGATCGACGTCGATGTCGTGTAGCCACACGAGTAGACGCTGTTTGTCGCATCGGTCGTACACGACGTGAGATATGTTTGACCGGTCCCGCCAATCTGCGTCGCCCATTGGAAATAGCCGAGCACAGAGTACTTGACGATGAATGCATACGTGTCAACGCCGGTCGCCGGGAAAAGTAAACCCCCTCTTCCGAAAAGCGAGGGTGGAATGCTCGACACGGGCGAGTTGTAAAACACGAGCGTACTGCCGACATAGGTGCCACACGTCACGATGTTCGCCGACACGTCCTGTGCGACGCTCAGCGATTGCACATTCGAGCCGACGTACTGCGCCAGCATCTGGATCGTTCCACTTGAAGTGTACGTCGCCAGGTAACTGTTGACGGTCGTTGACGTGACAGCCGCCGGTACACCGTAGAAGCTGTCGAAATCGGATCGCGTGAGCACGTAGCCCGTGTTCGTCTGACCGGCTGTGTTGAACGGCGTGAATGTGTTTGACGTGAAATACCCCGTGACGGACGTGAGACCGTTGATGGTTGTCGTCGCCGACGTCACAAAGATGTTTCCGGACGGATTGCCGGCAATGCCTGCGATCCACTGAAACGTCCCCGACTTGTTAAACTGGGTCAGGTATGTGTTCGGGCTGTACAAGCCGCTCGTCGACCCGTTGTATGTCGTGCCGATGGTCGACCGAGACACGCCGCTCGTTGACACGGACGTCGAGTTGGATGTGAACGTCAGGTAGGCGTTTCCGGGAAGGTCGGTTCCGATCGAAAGGAAATTTTGGTACGTCGCAATCGTCTGCCGTGCATTGGCACCTTCCGAACCAGCGACGCTTCCCGTGATGGGCACGAGCCATTGAGGCGTACCCGTCGCACTCGCGAGCTTGGTCAGGAACATGTCGTACGTTCCGGCCGTCGTCGTGAGCGTCGTACCGTATGCCGTCACGCCGTTCGTGTACAGCGTCACAGTCTGTGACGCTGTCGATATGGTTGTACCGGAAACGAGGAGATCGCCGTACGTATCCACCTCGATACCCGTCACGTTGACCCTGCTCGACCCCGGTCCACCGATCGTCGTGACCCATTGCGCCACACCGACCGTGTTGTACTTGACGATATAGCCCGTGTTGGTCGAGCCCGTGACGAGATTGAACGTCCCGAACGTCGACCCATCCTTGTTGTACACGACGAGCGTCGACGAGCCGAACGTCCCGCACGAATACATGTTCCCGACCGGATCGACGGCACTGTTCGACCCGCCATAGTTCCCGGTCCCACCGGTCCCACCATAGTAGAGGGCCAGTGCACCGTTTCCGGGTGCCGAAAAAATCTGACTCGTCGACGACCCACCGATCGTCCCGTCGACCGGTCCAGCCTCTTGGGTCGGAAACACGACACGGCCTTCGCCGCCGGAAATGTGAAACACGTTGTACGATCGAGCGTAGATTCGTACGTCGCGACCCGTCAAGCACGGCGTGAGTGTGAGATTGTGCTGCTGATTCTCGAGCGATGAAAAGTTGAGCGTCCCGGACGGCACGTCAATCTCGGGTGAAATTCCAAACGAATACATGTAAAACTGGCTGTCTGGAACGCGTGTGTGAAACTCGAGCCCTTGGATGACCCGTAGGTACAAGGCGGTCGCGTAATCGGGTGTGATGATGTCGACATTGTCAGCCGCCAAACGGAGCGACACCAGATGGTCCGTCCCGCCCGTGTTTGTGTAATCGTAGACGTTCGATGCATTGTCAGCCTGGATCACCCAGTACAGCTCGGCGACCGAGTTGACGAACCGCGAGGTGAGCGAATACGTCGTCTGGTAAAAGCTCGGCGGCAGTCGAAACTGAACAAGCTGAAATGTCTGGGTCATGTACGACAAGGGGTACAGTGTCATGTAGTCGCGCTCAGCCTTGGACACGTAGACGTAATCGATGAACAGATCGGCTTGAACCTGGCCGACATATCCACCGCTCGTAAAGACGCTCGCGGCGTTGAAGACGATGCGTAGCTTGGGAGACTCGTCGAGCGCGACGAGTGGTAGACTCACCGTGAATGGCAGCTGGATGAAATAGGCTGCCAGGTTGCTCGTCACCCCCTTGCCCAAGAGGGTTGTCAACGCAGATTGTTTCGCCTGAGGCACCGTAATCTCGTTGAGCATGTTCATCGTTTCGCCATAGTGCCGCTCGATAACCTGGTCTTTGTACATCAGTTCGACTCGGTCGATCATCGCTGTACCGGCCGACGGCTGAACGACCGTCGGTGCATCGCTCGGCCACGCAACCCGAAGAACCATCGTGCTGACGACGTCACCCGTCTTGGGAATCGACAGGGTCAAGTCTTCACCGAATGATACACTCTTCTCAAACTGCACTCGGATCGTCTGCGTCGCAAACTGTGCAGGTGGATCCTGCATCTCTGTTGTTCACGCAGAATATTTTACGATGTATGTGTCGTACGTGCTTCCACGGGCCGTAAGGATAGCCGCCGGGACGCTCGTGTTCGTGTTGTTGTAAAAGTTGGTCACGTCGGAAAATGACCCGGTGACCAGAATGTTGGATGATGTCCGGTCGTACGTCACGCTGCCCGCGAACGTGTACGCGTCGGCCGTAATGTCGTCAATCTGCGCCGCCCATACGAGCGTACCAGTCGGTGAAAGCTTCATGACGTAGCCATCCTGGCCAGTCACCGTGTACGTGCGCGTCGTGGCGAGCGTCGTCGTGCCGTACATGAGCCCGGTTGCAAACACATTTCCCTCTGGATCGGTCGTGACACCGAGACCAAAGTTTGATGCGGGCGAACCAGCCGTCGCGACGGCGAGTCTGATCCACTGAGCCGTACCGGCCGAATTGTACTTTGCGACGTACCCGGCACCCTTGGCAATCACACCTGTCGTGACGGTTGCGCTCGTCCCCGGCTGATTGTAGACGTTCCATGAAGTGGCGGTTGACGCGATACCACCCGTCACCACGATCGTTTTGTCGATCGCGACGGTCGGAACGACGATCCCCTGACCACCAGCACCGACGCGCGTCACCCATGTCACTGTACCGGCCGTTGAATACTTGGCCAAAAAGGCGTCGTTCGACGCACTGGTACCTGACAAAGACGTGGGTGTCCCGGCTGCGTTGTACACACCGAGCGTACCTGTAGTGTTCCAAGATCCAGAGACGAGCACCGACGCATCGGGGCTCGACGCGATACCAGTCGAGTTGACGGTGGCCGCCGCCACGCCAATCTTTGCAACCCACTGGGCAACACCGGCGTGTGAATACTTGGCGACGTATCCATCACGCGTGCCGACTGCCGCGAGCGAAAGGGTTGTCGTTCCGTCGGCATTATAAAATGCCGGCGAGCCAGTGTAGTTGCCCGTGATATAAACGCCCTCGGAATCGCTCGTCACGCCGAGTCCCGAACAGGTGGCGCCCGCCTTGGCGACCCATGTGACGTACTGGCCAAACGTGCCATACTTTGCGACGAACATGATCGTTCCACTCGGGGCACTCAGTGTCACAAAGTTTCCATCGACGTTGACAAAGTATGCAGTCGGTCCAAAGATTGGCGTGAACGTCCCGACGACGTACACGCTCGTCCCTTGGACGGCCAGCGCATTGACGACGACACTTCCGGCACCCAACGCCGTGAGCACGACCGTGCTTGCGAGTGTCGACGTCTGATCGTAGACGGCCAGGTAGCTGTCGGGTGAGCCACCGTACCACGGGAAGAGTGGTCCGTTGCCAAACTGAATGTCATTCCCCTGAAATGTACCGCCGACATAAAAGTTGCCCGACGAATCAAACGCAATCTGTTGAGGTCTGGTGGTCGGCACGCCCTCAAGCGTCCCGGTCGACGCACCGATGCCACCGATGCCGACCGTCGCAAGAACGTTTCCAGACAGGGGACGAGCACCCACTGTGGCGACGGTTGCAGTCGACGTGTAGATCCACCGATTGTCCGGCTGGAACATGGTTTTGAACGACGGGGACATGAAGCGGAGACCACCGATTCCATTTTCGACCCGAAACACGTTGTAGGTCCGGGCGTAGACGCGCGTCACGGTGTTTGCAGTGACGGACGGCGTCGACACCTGAATGTCTCGGATGCGAGCAAGGTTGACGCTCCCGGCCACTCGGTTGTTCGCCTCTGGATCCTGTGAAAATGACACGAGCGTCATTGTTCGCTGCGGCATGGATGAATGATACCGGTACGGCTCGATCGCACGGGCCGTCCAGTCAAACACCTTTTCGTTGTTAAACCTGATTTCGACCGGCGTCAGTTGATTGTAGACGTAGGGCCCCGTACTCACGGACGACTGGTTCACCATGAAGAACTCCTTGGTCGGACCGGCAATTTCGAGCCCGAAGCGCACTTCCGGCGACTGGGTCAGTGACGTCTGGCTCACGATGTACTCGCGGGCCTCGATTTCACTCTTGTCAGGCATGCGGACATAGTCGACGATGATCGACGTCTGGAGTGACGACGGTGCAATTGCGATCGACGTATCCTGTCTGAGAACGTTCGGCGTTCCGAACGGAAAGCTGTAAATGTACCGGCCGTCAAACACGTTGATGTTGAACGCGCCCGATGTAACCACGGCAGTTCGTCCACCGGCTGACGTTGCACCGGTTCCGTACTCGAACCATTCGTAGGATGACGCGGACGTGAATGACGTGGCTGTGTTGTACCGCAAAAATACGCCATTCCCACTGACCGTAATGTACTGGCCGTCAAATACCGGTGATTTGAACGCTGCGGTGTTTGCACCGGCGTACACCACGCTGAGCAGCACGAACGAGTCCCATGCGCCCGCCGTTGCAAACGTGCCGCGCGTATCGTACCGGATCCATCGGCTCGTCGTCACGTCCGACAACCAGTACACATACCGGCCGTCAAATATCGAGGCGCTCAGGTTTTGCTGAGAAATGCTCAGCACCGAGTTGTAGTTGAACGCGGCCCATGAACCCGCGGTTGTGAATGCGGCGTTCGTGTCATACCGGATGATGAGCGTGTTTTGGTACTTGTCGGCAAAGTAGACGTACCGGCCGTCGAACGTCGGTGTCACCTGAAGATTGATGTTGACTGCGACGACACCCGTCACTTTGAGATCAATCGTGTCGACGCTGAGACTCTGCGTGTCGAAGCGATACACGGTGTTGTAGGCACCGGCGGCGTCGTTCGAACCGGCGTATGCGTAAATGTACCGTCCGTCAGTGCATGCCACGCGTCGAGGTATGCCGGCAGGGAACACGACGTACGATGACGTCAGGAACGTCGCGAGTGTCTGTGTCGTCGCGATCGGCACAGACACGATGTACTGATCGGTCGACACCGCAAACACTTCGCCGTTGATGACAAAGCTCGCCTCGAACTGCGCATTCGGACTCACGTCACCCATCTGAACAAACGTCGGAGCGACAAAGGGTACCCTTGGATTCACGAGCCCGAACATGTTGTACGAAAAGACGTAGATGTACGTGCCGTCAAACACCGCCGTGTTTGAGTACAGGGTCGGGAAGACGGGTGTGACGGTTGACGACGCGCTGTTCAGGAACCCGTAGCCGCTCAAGGGAACATCGGTCGCCGTCAGACGCGAAAACTGTTCGAACGCCACGCGAACCTTTACATCCTGACGGTACAAATCCCGGATCGGCAAAGCCATTTCGGGCGAGAATGGCAGCGTGATGTAGTACGTCCGGGGAATCTGTGCCGTGCTCGTGTCACCCTTGCCATTGAGCAGCAGCAGCGCCGCCTGATTTTCGTACTGAACCTCGAGATCCTGGCGAATTTCAATGTACTCACCAGTCACGACATCGAGCGTCTGACCGCCGACCAAAAACTCTGCCGTTCGAATGAGATATGTGCCGACCGAATCGACATACGTCAGACCGACCGGTGGTGTAAACCCAGGGACCCACCCACCTTGCTCGAGCGTGAACGGCGCCTGGAGAGTGGTTGTCGCCGCGTAGGTGACAATGCCGGATGTACCCAACTTTGTGCCGAGCTTGTCGTCAAACCCGAAAAAGGCGGTTTCGGTCGCCAGGAATCCGATGCGTGCCACGCTCGCCGCGAGGGTAAAAGTCAGACGATCGACCCCATTGTACGTCACGGCAGTCAGGTATGCCGACACGGGAAGCCAGGTCAGAACGGCCGATGAATAAAAAGGCTGGTTCGACCGAACCTGTAAAATCTCCAGCACATTGCCAGACGAATCGATGATATAGATGTACGGCTGGAACGTGGCTGAGCTGACAGGGTAGCACCACCCGGGCTTGCGATAGAAGAGGGCGGGCAACGTACACTTGAGCGTCATCTTTTGAATGAGATCACCCTTGGTCGGAAGCGTGCACGTGACGGTCGATCCGAAAAAGACGTTCGACGTGTCGAACGGCACCTCGTACGATTCGAGTACGTAGGGTTCACGTTTGCGATACAGTGTCAGAAAGTACGTCTGTTTCGGCATCCCTGTGAGCCACACGTCTTGCTCACCACGCGCTGCAAGTCGAATGCTGGCACTCGACATGTCCTACATGTAGGCAATGGTTTTTTACGGCGCGACACAGGCGCTCTGGAAAAATACCTCGAACTAGTAGTGAAATGGCGGCAAATTTGCAGCTCAGGAAATTTGACCCCAGCACAATCGCGGACGACAAGGTGTGTGTCTTCATCGGCAAGCGTGGCACTGGTAAATCGACCCTCGTGACTGACATCATGTACTACAAGCGACACTTGCCGGTCGGGATCGTCATGTCAGGCACGGAGGACGGGAACCACTACTACAAACAGTTTGTGCCCGACCTGTTCATCTACGGCGACTATAACAAGTCGGCGATCGAAAAGGTGCTCGCCCGTCAACGAACCATCGTCGGCTCGGGACGCAAGACGGGTGCTTTTCTGCTCATGGACGATTGCATGTACGACAAGGCGTTCATGAAGGATACGTGCATCCGGCAATGCTTCATGAACGGCCGTCACTGGAAACTCTTTTTCATGCTGACGATGCAGTACTGTATGGATCTGTCGCCTGATCTGCGTGCCAACGTCGACTATGTGTTTGTCCTGCGTGAGAATGTCATCCAGAACCGCGAGCGGCTGTACAAGTCATTCTTCGGCGTCTTTCCGACGTTCGACATGTTCTGCCAGGTGATGAACGCCTGTACTGAAAACTATGAGTGTCTGGTCCTGGACAACACGAGCAAATCCAATCGGATCGAGGATTGCGTGTTCTACTACAAGGCGCCAATTCGTACGGGGTTCCGCATCGGTTCAGACGCCATGTGGCAGTATCACGCCAAAAACTACAACCCGAAACACCCACCGGCGCTTCAATCAACATCTGGAACACCTATGGTCAAGAAGGGGTCGTCGACATTCACAATCAAGAAGGTCTAACGGTTTTTTTCACGGTCATTAATAAATGCTCCGCCGATCTACGTCCGCTCCAGCTCGTCTCGGTCGCTCCCCTTCAGCGATCAACCAGTTGGCTCTCATGCTGGCAAACCTGCGTCTTGGCGCATCACCCATGAACATAAACAACCCGCGTAAGCGTCGTCGCAGCCCGACAGTTCGTCGGTCGCCCGGTGGAGCTCGCAAACGCACTCGTCGTTAAGTACGCGCCCCAAGTCGCTAAAAAGACTCTCGCCGTGAATCAATGGAGAACATGGATTTTGGCTCAGGCGGTTCTACCATGATTCAGTACATTCCGACGGTTGACGATCTTCCTCCGCAGCAGCAGACACTCGATCGTCAAATGGGGTCGAACACTCGATCGGAACCGGTCGGACGCGGCGAGGTTCCTCCGGCCGGCCCCGGTGCAATTCCGCTTTTCCAAGACGAAAAAACTTCTGACCAGAATAATAACATGATGGATTTCTCGAGCTCGATCGCCGATGTTATGCCATCTGCTTCGTTTGACGATGAAGGTGATCGCTCACCAGGTGGCGTCAACTCGTCCACGTACGTTTCGCCGACCAACAACCGCGTGACGGCCGTGAGCCCGGGTATGATTGGCGCTTCGCCGTCGAAGAAGTCTGGTAACCCTCTGGGACTGACTGATGAGCAGTTCCAGGCGGCTGTGGCAGGTCTGGTGGCACTGGCGGCATTCTCCAAGCCCGTCCAGGACAAGTTGGCCGACACGATCCCCAAGTTCATGTCCGAGGCGGGTGAAATGTCCACGACCGGTATGGCGGTGACTGCCATGCTCGTCGCGGTTCTGTACTTTTTCGCGCTCAAGTTCCTGAAGAACCAGGTTTAAAGTGACATACACACCATGCATAAATCGTTCGGGTCCCTCCCGACACATTTATGTAGTAATTTGACCGCCGCAGTACGTCATCGGCGCGCTCTGTGCTGAAATCAGACCGAGGTTTGCACAAAGGAGCCGCAAGTCTTTGAAGCTTTGCCAGTACGCATCCGAGTGATCGTATTCAGGAACAGTCATGTGTGCAAGCTCATGGATGAGCACGTGCATCGCTGCATCGAGCGACCCCTCTGCATCGATGCACATGTATATCTCGTAGCCCTTGTTGACATTGTAGCCGATCGTGCCGCTCGTCATACGAGACGAGTCGATGCCGGTCAGCAGCGGTTCGTGACGCCGAAGCACCTCGAAGCGCTCATCAATCTGCCGCGTTTGGCGCAGATGGGTCAACAGGACGTCGTACCGATCACGGACATCCGTGAGCATCTTCGGTTCTTTAATAGATGCGATGGCCCAGGCGAGCAAGATGAGCAGCGTGCAAATGAGGGTGATGTCGATCAAGTTCACCTTCATATCTACTCTTTGCGTTTGAAAATAAACGTCGAGTAAATGTCCGAAATCAGGCCGGTGCTGGTGTTCAGCATGGGACTCCACCGCTCGAGTTTAAACCACGGGCGCAGGGCGTGCTCGAGCAACGCCCGCGAAATGATCGGCTCAGTCTTGGCACCATCGGCATAAAATGGTCCGTCGACCAGTCGTACTGAAATGTGACTCGAGTCGACCGTCTCAACCGTATTTCCCAACGTGTCCGGTGATGTAAACTCGGTGATCCGCGCCTTGTCTGGGGTGATCCCGATGAGGTATCCACCGGGCTTGACGGCCCGGGCAATCGCCTTGGCCGATTCGCCGAGCGCCTCGACAATGTAGTGAATCGAAAAGTTGTAACAGACGACGTCAAAGTTGTTGATGTGGACATCCCGAATGTCCCCGTGAATGAGTATGACCGGAAGGCCCATGTCATCAGCCCGCCGTTGTGCCTCGACGAGCGACTCTTGATCGGGGTCGACGCCGACAATCCTGAGCGCACCAGCCACCTTCCACTTGTGCCAGTCGCCGCCTCGACCGCACCCACAATCGAGCACGATGTTACCCGGGCGTACAATGCCCAGAATGAGCTCACGCTTCTTCTGATTATGCAGACGACGTAGGGTTTCCATTGCGCGTCTGCGGTTTTTCACTTAAAACAAAAGGGCGTCTACTGTTTATATGGCGTCTGGTGGCATGCTCGAGCAGGATTTCCTGACTGTCCCCGGTCAGGTGTACGCACTCATCTCCATCGTCGGCCCGGATCAGCCGCAGAAGAATGAGAAGCTGGGTATGAAGATTCGCGGTTGCTTCCCGACCAAGGATGAGGCGGCTGCGCACGCCAAGCGCCTCCAGAAGGAGGATGCGCTCGTCGACATTTACGTGGTCGACATGTACAAGTGGCTGTTGATTCCCCCGGACCGTGACCAGATTGACGACGTGCACTACCAGAACGAGAAGCTCGAGGAGATTATGTCCAAGTATCGCGAGAACCAGCGCGACGCGGCGTCCCACTTTGAGAAGCGCAAGCGCGACATGATGGCCAAGCCGATCAGCAACAGCGCGACGCCTTTCATCGAGGCGGGCGACGAGAACTCCAAGTTTTACAGCAAGCCCGACGTGCCCCCGATTCCCCACCCGGCTGAGCTCATCGACGAGCTCAAGAAGGAGTTTCCAGAGGCGGACATGCAGGAGTTGGTGGCCAAGGCGGACGTACGCATCGCGGCCGAGATTATCAAGCGCCGTGAGGAGCTGGAGAAGGAGCGTGCCGCGGCGGCAGAGGCTCCTCCGGTGATCGGACCGATTGACACGCCCGCACCGATCGGTTCCGACTCGACTCCCAACCTGCTCAAGTAAATTCTCGACCGACTAGTAGATGAAGTGGCCTTTGTACATTGGGATCGCCCTCCTCGTGGTGACGATTCTCGTACTCTTGATCAGGCCAAAAAAGAGTTGCTATGCGCCACCCCGTGACGAGAATACGGTTCTTCCATTCGTCGAGGACGTGAAAGAGCAGCCGCAGGATCAGACTGAAGTGTTCAAGGATGCATCTGGTTGGCTCAACATGCGTGAACACCCGCTTACGGGGTATTTTCAGGAGGATGCGTTTTCAAACGTCGCTGCGTATGGTGACTTTGTCGGTCTCGAATCGTCAGCCGGGAATGCACCAATGACGGTGATCCCAGCCTACAGTAACGTGACGGCCGAACCAACTCAGACTGAATACCTTCCCGCGACAACGTCGCGCGAAATCCCCTTTATCGGTGAAATAGTTTGAGGCCCTGGCGGGGGTCGAACCCGCAATCTCGAGATTAGAAGTCTCACGCCTTATCCGATTAGGCCACAGGGCCGGAAATGTCCCTAGCGGGGCTCGAACCCGCGACGTCGAGCTTTCGTGAGCGCTTGCTCATAAGACTCGCACTCTAACCAACTGAGTTACAGGGACTACTGCCGAAGTACAATCGGCGTCAACGACTTGCCGAGAAGCAAGCCGATGAAAAATGCACCAAACACGAGCACGAGGGTTTGCTTCGAGACACTCTCGAGAAACTCGTCATGCTTTTGAAGCTGCTGTGGGAGGTAATACTCCTCACGCTGCTGCTGCTGTTCATTCATCACCGGAGTCGATCTCGGATCCATCTCCTCCGGGGGCTGAAACATCACTGTCTATATCTTCATCGTCACTTTTAACTACAAAACCGGCGAGATTACCATCCTCATCCGCATCCGACTCGCTCGAGATATCCTCCGTGTCACACTCGTCATCTGACGTGTGCAGGGACGACTCGTCCGAATCATACTCATCCGAGGCGTAATCATCCTCACACCGCTCCTGTGGCGACCACCGCTCCGGCGCCTTGACGATCCGCCCAGAACGCGTCTTCTGTTGGGGGCGGACCGGTGTCGCCTCGCTGTCTCGGGGCGGGGAAGTGGACGGCGGGGTTGCCAACGGTGCCTCCACGACGGGTGTCCTTGGGGGCATTGTCTGCATTTTCATCGACATTCTCGTTTAAGTACTTTGGGAAAAAGAATAAGCCGTTTTTCCTCGCCATGGCGTAGATGCTGTGCTCAGCCTCGATTGCAAGCCGATCTGCAATGTCGTCCAGCTTCTCTTGATGTTCGTGATCGTCGGCCCGCTGAATGAACAGCGACAGGTTACGAATATTCTCGAGCGCCGCGTCCAGCTGTCTTGCGGCCACGGCCACGTCCCGCTCCCGCTCGAACGCTCGAATGTTTGCTTTGAACGCGTGCCACGTTTCTGGGTCGAGGCCCGAGTACGGATGCACAAGTCTCTCGTACCGGCTCGCCAGCGTCTTGGGGAAACCAGTGGCTGGGAACAAGATCGCGAATAGACACAAAAGTAGAACGATCCACAGCAACATTGCTGGAAAGTTCCTCTACTATGCTCGGAGAAAGAATAAACTCCCGTCCGACGAAACCGTTACAGTCTTCGTCGTGACATCGCTGACAAATCGTATCACCGTAGACTGAAAACCATACGTGATTCGATTTGTGCTCGGACTTTACATTTTCACAGTACCGCGAGTCGGACTGGACCCACAGCGCCTCTTTGCCTTTGCGTCCGATGCGCTTGACACGAGCCTGTTCCTGGCCCGGAATGTACTTGCGTATGTACGCCTCGAGCGGTCCGTGGTTAAGCACCTCGGTGACGGTCGACTGGGTCTCCTCCTCCTTTGCCCTGATCGAATAATCCTTGAGCTGGTCGATCGTAATGTCCTCGTGGTCACCGGGTGTCCATGGCACGTACGGATCACCCGTCGGCATCTTGTGCGAGCCGATCATGCGTAGGCCCGAACCACCGTAAACGCTCGAGTCGATACGCTCGTTCCACTCGGGATCATCATCCATCTCGAGCAGAATGCGTGTCCGAAACGCCAAAGCTTCAGCGCGCGTCACGAGCGTGTCTGGCCAGTGAATGTGAACGCCCGACTTGACCCTGCCGTCATCCTCGGTACGCACGGGTGGCCTTGACACGATACATCGCCCCTGGACAACCGTACACATCTTTTCGAGAATGTCGAGCAGTACACTGTCTGCCAAGGGTGCATCGGCGCGCCAATCGAGATCGACAAAGAAGCGAAACACGTCAGTCTTTTGTTCGACGACGTACATCTTCTGTTTACGGCGAAGCGCAGCGAGGTATTCGACAAAGAATGCCTCAGTGTCTTTGTAGGGCACGTCGAGGATCCCACCATCCATGAGATAATGGGTCCCGGGGCCGTTTGGAACTCTCCATTTGTTGAAGAGCCTCATCGTGGTACTTAAGTACAGTGGGCGCCTCCTTCCTAGATGAACTTTGCGCCGCGTACGCTGACCCAAAAGGCTTTCTTGACGCTTCTCAATGCACCAAGCATCCCCGTTGTGTTTGCTTCAGGGCCCGCCGGGACCGGGAAAACCCTTTTGGCTTGTACTGTTGGCGCTCAGCAGTTGGCACTTGGCAAGGTCCAGAGACTCATCGTCACCCGGCCCGCAGTTTCCGTCGACGAGCAACACGGGTACCTTCCGGGAACGCTAGATCAAAAGATGGATCCGTGGACTCGCCCCGTGTTTGATTCGCTCCGCCGGTTCTATCGCCCGCGCGACATTGCGCAGATGCGCAAAGATGGTGTTGTTGAGGTGTGTCCCCTGGCTTACATGCGCGGTCGTACGTTTGAAGATTCCTGGATCATTGCGGACGAGATGCAAAACTCGACGCCGTCCCAGATGCGTATGGTGCTCACGCGTATCGGTGAGGGCTCCAAGTTGGTCGTAACCGGTGATCCTGCACAGCACGATCGTGGCTATGACCAAAACGGTCTGATTGATTTTTTGACCCGGCTGGGGTCTTCGTCCGAGTCGATTCAGCATATCAAGTTTACCGACGATGATATCGTTCGCCACCCCGTGATCAAAGAGATCCTCGAAGTTTATAAATATCAATGATCACCAATGGAACGACGAGGCTGAGAAACTGGGCAAAGCGACGCTGCGGCGGTTTCTGAATGACATCAAAATCTTCACGACTATACAAGATGTTTTCACGCTGCCACGCCCCCATGAAACACTCGTCGAACCACATCCAGCACAGGATACACATGCTGACGAGGAACAGGTGCACCTTGATGTTCGACACGCCCTGGAAGAGAACACCGAGAATGGCACATATAATGACAAATTGGTGTACGAAGATATTGAGTAGATGCTTCGGGCCGAGTGTATACCGCCCGTGAACGACTGTAACATCTGTAAAACTTGAATGAGCTGTCATAAGAGCGATCGAAGCCCATAGAACGGTGTCGGCATTCATCTATTGAAAGTTACGAAATTTACTTGGCCAGCAGAGAGCCGCCGATGCCACCCTTGATCTCGAAATCGCGCTGCTGGTTGCGGATCCAGTCCTCGTCGCCGCAGAATCCACCGGGCGTCAGGCTCTTGGAGTAGTACGACGAGTTGGGGTTGAAGCCGCCGGCGACGCAGCCCAGCTTGTGCTTCAGGTCGAAGAGGCTGCTGGGGCCAGCACCCGCCATGGAGCCCTGGACGGTGTCCAGGGTGCCCATGCGGCTCACGCTGCGACCCATGGTCACCTGGTAGAGAATGAGGAGGAGGAGGGCGATCACGACAATCTTGGTCACCTTCATTTTATAGTAGGCTGGGAAAAAAGACTGCGTTAAAGGCTAGGAGTTCCTTTCTTTAATATAGTCAGAATGGACTTGTCAGTTGATACCGGAATGACGCTGAACCTGAACGATGACGAACGCCGCCTGATGGATGAGATTTCCTTTGCGGCACCCGAGAAGCGCCCCGTGCCTGTACGCAAGCCACCGACGTCCCGTCCTCTGACTCGCCGACCACCTCCTGCGCAGACGTTTCGCGCGATGGAGGAGGAGCCTGGTCTGGACGCGTTCATGAACCCGGGCAAGACGAATGCGGCGCACGCTCCACCGCCTGAGATGTGGGACGGTGGTGAGGAGGGTCCTGACGACATGGATGGTGGTCAGCAGCAGCAGGGTATGGGTGGCGGTGGTGGAATGCCGTCCGGGCCGAGCGAGGGGTACAAGACGATCGAGGATGAGAAGGCGGACCTGCTGAACAAGATTACGCGTCTGGCAAAAAAGGGATTGCACACATCTTCTCGTCTCACTGCCTACAGCGACATTGAGGAGATTCGGACCGAGTACAAGCGTCTGACGTACGCCATCGAGGCTGATCGGGCCATTCGCGTTCAGCGTCGCATGCTGATTGCGTGCGTGACTGGTCTCGAGTTTATGAACAAGCGGTTCGATCCGTTTGACCTCCAGCTTGACGGCTGGTCCGAGAGCGTCATGGAGAACCAGGAGGACTACGACAGCATCTTCGAGGAGCTGTACCAAAAGTACAATGCCAAGGTGAATGTCGCACCCGAGGTGAAGCTGATCATGATGGTTGGCGGCTCGGCGATGATGTTCCACCTGACGAACAGCATGTTCAAGGCGGCCATGCCCGACATGAGCAAGGTGCTCAAGCAGAACCCCGATCTGGTCAAGAACATGATGGACGCCGTCCAGCGTACGCAGGCGGGTCCTCCTCCGTCGGGACCACCGTCCGGCGGTGTGTCAGGTCGGGGCGGGGGCGATGGATCGTCTGCCCGACGCGAGATGCGTGGCCCCAACATGCCCATGGACATGGGGAATCTCTTCAGTATGATGGGTCCGCCGATGCCGGCCAATACACGCGAGCCGGGGCCGCGCGACGAGGATGAAGTTTCCGACATTGTCTCGGTCGACATGGGATCCGAGACGCGCGACGTGAACGTGCGCACGTCCAAGAAGAAGACCCAGAAGAAGAAGGAGGTGTCGCTGTAACCGGTCTTGCTGTGTACAGAAACAGCAAGACGGGCTCACGGGTGAACTAATTTTCTCGTACATCAAGTAGGTACGTCATGGGCATCTCATATGCTCCTTTTGGCGATGACGACGAACCTTTATTCGTCCCGCCCAAGAAACCCGTCGGAGCCACGAGGGGTCTCGTCAGACGAGACGTCGGCCCCGACAGCACCGAGTGCAATCACCTCATTCTCTTTTTTGTTCTTGGCGTCTTTCTTCTTTCCCTTCTTGACGGGGTCTAGAAACCCCTTCTTCAGTGGAGGAAGAGGGTCGAAAACCACGGGCTCCGGCTCCGGCTCCGGCTCCGGCTCGACGATCGGCTCCAGTGCCACGTCACTGGGGTGTGGCATGTAATGGCTTGGCGGACGCTGAGGCTGGGGAATAAAACCACCAATTTGTTGAATTGCATTTCGCTTTTGGTCAGGGGTCATATGTGCCCATCTCTGACGAATAGTGACCGGATCCGGAAGCATACGCCGAAGGGCGCTCCGAAGTTCGACCGGCAAAACCCGGAAATCCTCCAGATCGAGCATGTACATACCCCTGGGTTTCTGCATGTGGAGGGCCAGGGCGACGAGAGAGCAAAGCGCCAGGGCAAGCATCACGTACGTCGAGTCACGCATCTACTGTGAACAAACATTTCCCTTGCTGAAAGATTGACGCAGGTGCCTCGGCTGGTTCATCGGTGTCCTCCATCGAAAAGCCACAGTCGGCATAAATCTTGGCTCGTTTACGCCACATGGCGTTCATGACGCTCCATGCATCCACCACGTCGTACACGAGTTTGGGGCCCTCTTTGCGAAGGACACGGCCGACCGCCTGCCTGACATCCGAGTGGGGCGTCGCGAGTACGATGGCGCTGAGCGTCGAAATGTCCAGTCCTTCGTGAGCCAGTGAGAATGTGCCGACGACGACCCGTTTCGTCGCAGATTCGTCGAGCACAGCCTGTTTCATACCTCCCATGTACAGTCCGGCCGTCGTCGGGCCGAGCTGAGCAACCAGCCATTCGCAATGGGCACGTCGATCGCTGAGCACGAGCACTTGGTGATTCACAGCCGCGTCGCGAATCATGTCGAGCAAGAGCTCGTTCCGCTCCGGAATCTCTACGAGGATGTTGACCATTGACGCCAGGCACACCTTGCCGATCCGCGAGACGGGCGGACCGCGAAGAAACTCGGGGTGTGTGAACCGCGCCTTGATCACCTTGACATTCTTGGACGAGTCGCGGTGCTTCGCAAAGAAGCACGGGCCGAGAAACCAGTACAGAACGCGCGTCAGACCATCTTTGCGGTCGGGCGTTGCTGTGAGTCCCAGCGTATACTTGGGACACATTGCAAACATCGCCTGTGAAAAGGCGGGTGCGCCGACATGGTGTGCCTCGTCGACGATGAGGAGACCGATCGAGTCAAACGCACCGATGGCGTGTTCGCGCATGCACAGCGTCTGAATCATCGCAATAACAAAGGGATGGTCGAGTTCGCAACGATCTTGCTGTACTCGTCCGATTGTACATCCCGGACAAAACTGTGCAATTCGTTCAGCCCATTGGTTCGCCAGAAACTCTTTGTGAACCACGATGAGAGTCCGAACACCAAGGCGTGCTGCAAGAGCAAGAGCGCACACAGTATTATGGGTGACGGTAAAGTCGCCCAGAACAAACCGACGATTTCCGTCAATCTCGAAACCAAAGTACTGATCGACATCGAGTTTCTCTACGCGTATACCTGTATGAAGGACGCTTTTCTTTTGCTGCCGAGCCTCTACCACTTTACGAGGAACTTTACACGGAACATCATCGACACCTTCCCCTGAAATTGTGCATCTATAGTAGGTCCCGACTTTCGGGCCATTCTTCGCATTTGTGCACGCTTTGGTACACTTCGTCTTATAGCATGCAAAGCCAAGCGATCGCGCGACGAATATGATATCGTCAAGTAGTTTTTCATTTTTCTGAACAACGTCCCATCCACCGAGTAGGGCAGAACCGTCGGCGTCTATAAATCCAGCGAGTAACTCGAGTTGTACACGCCTTGAATTGCATTTGTACACATGCGGCACATGCTTATTCTGGATGACGTTGAGATCACGCATACTCTTGAAAAAATAGTTTGGCTTCTTCGAGTCGATCATTCGATAGTCGTACTTGGACGTATAGCTAAGAAACATCCCGTATTTGCCAAGGTTTCTCGAAAAGTAGTGAAGAACCGTTGCATCCTGGCTCGTAATGGCGGCTGAGCGGGATGTGCCGTCACCAAGCCAATACCCAAACATATACGGATCGAACGGAACTTCCTTCTCTGCAAAATGAATAGGTACCCGGTATCCTTTCATGTCTCGCTGACGACCCAGGGGGAGTTGCAAAAAGTCTCGTACGCTTATATCAACCACCTGACCATTTTTCTCACTCTTGTTTGTACTCAGCTTGAGTGACAGGATATGTGACTCGTTTACGATATATGCGTCACCTTTGGTTGGGACTATACGATACATTTGTTCGAAACCGGTACATGTCGTGAGAACTGTGCGTGGTGTCGAGTCATCACCCATGATGTACTCGCCGACTTGTACATCCTGTACCATTTTGATGGTTCCGTCGTACATCATGACAGGTGTATCTCTTCCCAGACATTTACCAAAGCCGACATCGAGCGAAAGTACTCCATTTCC